GCCTCACCGCCGAGCTTGTCTAGTAGTGCAGCCTTGCGCTCCTGAATATATTGTAGGTGTTCCACCAACACGTTGTGGTCTAGTTCAATCGTAGGTTCTGTGTACATGCGCAGCGTCTGGTCTATCACCAGCAACTCAGCCTTGGGAAAACCCTTAGATAGTTTCTTAAACAACTTGTATGTTAGCTCTACATCTTGGACACAATAGTCTGAGTAGCGTTGCATCTCGTCTTCTGTAAAGTCTTTGCGGCGTCTACCAAGGTTGTTGAATACCTCATCACCCTTCTTGCCTAGCCTGTAGTGTGCGGCTAAGTTCTTGAGCGATCCCCCTACTGTCATCTGGTGCTTGGGTCTTGCCATAGATAGTGTGTCGAGCCACAGCTTAGGTTTGATACCAAACCTCCAGCCCAATATGGCCCCGTCGAACGCAGTGTTGTGGCATAGTATAGCCTTGTCACTGTAGTCCATTGAGTGAAGGAACCTGCCTGTATCTGCGCCACTATACCAATCAGTAGCGTGGTCATTGACCTTAACACCCACGCCGATCACCTCAAAACGAGGGTCACGAACGTAGGCTTCGGTTGTCATCTTCGACAGAGAATAATCCCTGTCGTAGTATGTTTCAAAGTCTAGTGTTACTAGGTCCATTACTTTGATCTCTTAGCAACGAGTTCCGCACCACACGCGAGGTACCCCGCACCATCAATCCAATTATCACAATGCTCCCTGTTCGATTTGATACGTGCGAGTTTTAACAGGGTCATCATCACGGCAACATCATCAGAGTATACTGGCGTGTCGAGATGCAGTGACCAGTATTCCGCAATCTTGGTGAAGTTATCCTCCATGTTGCCATGGTCAGCCGCACGATCCTTAGTCACGTATTCCTTGGCTGTGTCCAACACGTATGAACGATTAACACCAACGTGTTTGTCGTATGTTGATGTGGTTTCCCCGGTACTACTGGTACTAACAACACCGCTGTTGGTCATTAACACTTCGGGTGGTGTACCGATCTTCTGCATCAGCTTATATACATAGCCGTAAGAAGATTTGGTAGCCTTAGCTATCTGGCTCACAGTAGCTTGTGGGTTCTTTAACTTATAGGCCCATATTTTTTCTTGTTTCTTAGTCATGTGTCACTCCTAAATTTTATGACCTGCTTTACGCAAGTCCCTTACAAAATTGTCCAGTTCCTCCCTAGCGGCGAACAAATCCCGCTTTACAGTGGGCAGCGCATCACGCCGGTACTGTTCGTCTTGCAACCTATCAACCTGTTGTCGCAAGTATTTCAGTTGTGAAGACGCAAACATACCTAGATCATCATCACCCATCGTATTCTCCCACTAAATCCCTTTCGTCTAGGGCTAGCTCTTTGCCAGAAATTGCGTTCATTGCGATCAACATCCGCTGTAACGCCACTCCTTTCATTGGGTATCTGCCGAACACTTTCTTGAACACTTCATCCAGCATCACATCCATCTGTTGCTCATTCATCTTCATCCTCCTCCACTTCTATAAGTATTTCGCCAGCGCCATCGCAGGTTTCACAGTGTGTAGCCTCTTCATACGGCTCCCCAAAGTCTCTGTCGAAACTCTGAGGTTTGAAAACCGTGACGCTCTGCACACCATCGCCAGCGCAGTCACGGCATGTAGCATATTTCTTCATTATATAATTCCTTTCGTTGTTAACCCTTACTTGCGTTCAACACTCGGTTAATCATACCAATCGCAGCGTTCTTAGTTACGCCAAAATGTCTGCCGATCTCATTCATACTGAACCCCTCGTCTCGAAGGTAAAGTGCTTCCAGTATCTGATCGTCTGTCCATGCCGCCGAATGTTTTCTTTTATACTCGCCCTTACCCAATGCCTTTTATCCACCTTAAATCCTTGAGTAACGCCATCTTCTCCTTGGTTACACATTCAAGTTTCAGTGTAAGCCGCGCAATCTCGCTACGTTGCTTGGAGTTCTTGCTCTGAACTACAAGTATCTGTGCATCCTTACGGCGTATTAGTTCATTAAGTTCTTTACTCATTGGCTATTGTCCTCTCCAAAAACGCCGAACCTCTTACGTAATTCCACGCTTTGTGCTGCCAGCATGGTGTCTACGTACCCTAATACATCAGCTGTAGTTATCTCCGCTGACCTATAGTACCCCATATATCCTGACGTTGCCTCTACTAGAGTACGCAACATATCAGTGGGGTGTTCGTTATTCTTAATACATCTGTAAAGTATGTCAAGTTCCTGAGGATTGTCAAAGGTTACGTGTCTCCACTTATTTGTATCTGCCCGTCTGGTTTTTATAACGGCGTCAATAGCACCCATCTTACCGCGTACCTTCACACCGCGCTTCCACTTTCGCAGTGCGCTTAGCCACACCTTGCGTGCCTCTGGTATAACACGGTCCTTGAGGTCAGGCATGGGGTTAAGGCATGTACCTGTTAGTATACTGAACTGCATACCTTGGAAGTACTCTGGTTTTTGTGAGCTACCCCAGTGAGACACCACTTTATACCTACCTACCCCTGCCCTCTGCCAATAGAGCGGCACCACATCATCCAGTGCCATAGATAGAGTGTTTGAATTATTGCGCGCCTCGGTGGGTGTCATAACAAACGTCAACACGTTGTCAGGAGACAAGCGGAACACCGCCGTCCCGTGAATAGCAAACGTAAACACATTGTCATTGGCTAAGTATAGCCGTCCGAACGAACGGACAGGCTTGCCTTTAGCGGGGTCACGCACATTAGCAAAGTGTGCATACGCTGTTTCGTAGTTGTGAAATACTGGCATGTTACCTCACCAACTTAGCTAGAGTAACAGAGGCAGTCAGGCTGCTAGTATCCATGTCTAGCTCAACAGGCTTGTTAGACCTACGCTCCACAACCTCTTTGTGTTTCGCTTTCTTGTCCTCTGGGATTAAGTCCCACAGTGCAGGCCATGCTTTAAGGGCTGGAGCTAGCGTAGAGTAGTTGTCAATGATCTTACCTACACCATCTACAAACGCATCTCGCTTAGCCTCTGCTGTTTGCACTCGCTTACCCCATGCAGTGTACTCCTCAAGTATATCTGCGAACTTATGTTGATTGTACGCCAGCCTCACACCACGGCCATAGGTTAGGTCACACCCATCGTTAGCTTTGTTCGTGTCATAGGCCCAAGGTAGGCCAGATACATCTAGCGATGGTGTCGTATAGCTGCGATGATGGTCTTCGGGCTGTCCAAAGTCTAACCTTACACTGCGAGTGTTGGTGTCAAAGAAGCCCTCAAAGTGTAGGGTATCGTGCGTCTTAAAGAAACGAGCAGGTAGTTGTGCCATCTTGGCTTGTGTGTCTGCATCAATCACAGCGTCATAAATCTTACGACCAAACCCTTCTGGTATACTATGCCTTGCCTTATCAATAGAAGGATCGTGGATTTTCTTTGCAGCATCCTTGATGTTGCCCTTCAGTTCGTCACTAAATCTTACAGTAGCCATGTTACTCTCCTAGTATTTTGCGGATTTCCATCTCGCCTTGGTTGTTGAAACGAAACTCTACCTCTTTGTTTGCCACATCGGTCAATACACTTAGGTAGAACTCACTGTTACGCTTTGCTCTCCCGCACTCTCTATGCGTTAGCAGTACGTAAATTAAGTTAGCGACCATCAGAGCCGCTAACATTAGTTGTTCTGTACTCACATCATCACCACTTCACCGAACGGTGCTTTGTCAGAGTGGGTTGATACCCATAGTACAGGGTAGTCAGGTGACGTACCAAAGTCATAGCAAACAAGGTCAGTCAGTACGACAGCAGCAACAGGCTCTATGTCGTTGTCCTGTAAGAACTGCCACAGTGGGCTGAAGGCAGTGCCACCTCCGCCGTGCGCTTTTACATGCACCTCGTCAGTAGGCTCAAACACATCGTGATGTGACACCTCACTGTCAAAGTATACAACATGCAGCTTACTAGGTATCAGGTCAGTGTGTACCTTACGTACTTCTGCTGCGAACTGTGCGATCTCCTCATCACCTATAGAGCCAGAGCAGTCCACAAAGAACACAACCTCGCCAAGCATCTCACCAGTACGGGATGGTAGGAACAACCCCTGAGTTGCAAACCTACGGTTGGCCCTAGCAAAGCTACGCTGGTCAGTCTTACGCCGCTCCAAGAACTTATCCATAACGTCCTCCCAATTAACCTTGGGTGACAACACTGATTGGACTAGACGTTCTAACCCCTCGGATAGTTTACCTGACATCTTAGCTGCTTGGGCTGCTTGGGCTACCTTGACGCGCCACTCGGCCTCGTCTTGTGCCTGTTCAGCAGCGTCATCAGAGGGTGCGCCTATGTCCTGACCGATACCTCCTTCACCAGAGCTGTCATCTTGGTAATCATCTGGCAACAGGTTGTAGACACCTTCTGTAGTGCCGCCACCTCTGTCGAACAGGTCTTTATCTAGGCAACCACCTTCGATGAAGTCACCTATACCCTCGTCCTTGAGCATCTGATTGATGATGATGTCACCAGCTATGTTCCACCTCTTAGGGTCACGACCAGACAGCCGCCATATATGGCTGAGCATAGGGTGGAAGCACTCGTGTGCTACAAGGAATACGATGTTACCATCGGTCAGTCTGTCAACAAAGTCTGGGTTGTATCGCACCTCCTTACCATTGGTACAGGCAGTAGGTATGCTGTCATCCAGTACGTTGGGCATACCAAGGGCAATAGAACCAAAGAACGGATGCTCTAGCACCAGTGTGGTCTTAGCCTTGGATAGTCGTTTCATTATATCCATTATTTGTCCTCCTCATAATAGACGGTTAGTGTGTAGTGGAACCGATTAGGCTCCACTCCTATGTCTTTAAGCGCAGTCCTAACTACTTCATCAATGTAGATAGCGTCAGGCAGACTAGGCATACGCTCTAGTACAAGCTCTTTGTGGCCAGCTTTGAACCACTTAGGTATCAAGATGCTGCTCCCATAAATGCGCCCATCTTAGCCATGATGTCGTTGGCTTCCTCTGCTTTGTCACGGCGTAGGTCAGGGTCATTACGTAAGGCATCGGGGTGATACCCTACCAGCTTACCCTCAACCTCTTGACGCATAGCCTCAAGGTTAGGATCATCTGTAAAGTTAAGCCGTGGTAGTATGCTGCATAACTCTGTGATGTGTTCCAGTGTGGTGTTCTTGAACGTAGCAGCTGGGTCAGACAGCTTGTCAGCTAGGTGCTTAACTCTGTCATAGAGCCGCTGCCATGCTTCCTTCATGGCCTCTTGTGCTGCTCTCTGGGTAGTAGCCTGTATTTCAGAACGTAGCAGTGCCTCTTCTGCATCACTGATACCAGCACAACGGAAGTCATCAGCTGCTACGTTGGTGATAGCCATACCCATGCTGAACTTGGCTCGTATATCTGCGGGATGAGCGTAGTCGTCGGGGTTGTAGGATTTACCTAGCAACGACTGAGCATTGGCAACAAGTTGTGGGTACTCTGGACAGAACCTATCCACCAGTATCTCGAACTCTGCTTTCTGCTTACGGAAGTCAGTCATAAAATCTAAGTAGTTAGCACTGGGTAGCATCTGTATACCCTTGACACCCCAAGGTAGGGTGTTGGTGTAGAACTTGGTACGGATGAGGGTAGCTTTCTGCTTGATGTCCTTGAGTAGGTCACAAGTAGGCAGCAATGATTTGTGATACCTACCAGACCCATCAACAGCACCCTTGGCTATGGTAGTCTCAAGGCTGATCTGTTTGTCCAGCTTGTTGAACGATGGTACTGATATGCTCAGTTGGGCAAGTAAAGCTTTATCTGTTAGCTTCATAGGGTAGTCCTCCACTTGGTTGGTTAGAATAATACGTCTTGGTTAGCGGCAGCCCAGACATTGAACGCATCTGTCTCTGCTAGGTCAGCATCACGGCGTAGTGCTGTACTGATAGTAAGAACACCGAACTCTGCTGGCATCCTAGCGACATAGGCACACAGCTTACCCATGTTAGTCAGACTAGCACGATCAGCTAAGGCACCAGACAGAGCGTATAGTGTGGCTGGATCGTCTGGAACATTGGAGTTAGCAGGGTCTAGCAGTATGGTGTCAGGGTTAGGTAGCTTACGGAATATACGCATGAACCCAACGAACTCTGCCGCAGCACCCTCACCGACAGCACCTTTAAAGCACTCATACTCTGCCTCTGGTGATACAACGCCGAGTACATCACTGACACCCTCAACCCATGCTCTTGGCGTAGGATTACCACCATCACGCTGTGGGTCATAGTCATGCAATAGGTTGGGACGGAACCCGATAAAGGAAACAACCTCTGTCTTAACGCCAGCTGGTATAGCCCATCCACGCCAATCATCTAGGTTAGTCTCTAGCTCTAGCTCAGTCTCACGGTTGGCTAAGTGGCCCAATACTCTGGAAGCACCAGCCCTGTCGGAAGCTCTGTTACCAGTGGATACAATCATCCAGCCATCACACATAGGGATACCATGTAGCTCACGCTCTTGCTCTAGGTTAGCCATCGCTTTCTGTAGATCGTTACCTGCTTGATTACGATCATCGAAGCATAGGATACCGCCCTTGCCATCGTCCCACTTGGAACCTTTGGACGGGAACCAATCGGGTAGCTTGTAGTACAGCTGCTCTTTGTCCACCATAGGGACGCCTAAGTCTTCTACTGGCATGGTAGGCAAGTGACGTTGGATGTAGTGACAACCCAACTCTACAGCAACCTGTTGTATGGTCTGTGTCTTACCACCTCCGGGAGCGCCAGTTACCACCGTATTACGGCCAATACCGTACAGTCTCTTCAGCGTTTCTTTCATAAGTGTCGGTCTCATATTACATATCTCCTGCTATATATTTGGAATGGGCTGGACCTGATGTAACTACGGCATCAGGGTGGTTACATAACGAGTTGTTACGGAACATCTTGGCCTCTGGCTTGCTATCGAAACAGATAACTTTACCATCGGCATCAGTTAGTACTGGACCGTACGGGTACTTCCGAACGGCGAATAGTTGCAGTGTCATACACTAGCTCCTTTGGTTGGTTTCCATACTGAACGTATGAGATCGGGCATCGTTACATGCCCTCACTGATAAGCTCAGGCATACCTACAGTCAGCACCCAGTCGCTCCCTGATGAGGTTCTTGTATCCGTTGATATACAGATACTTCATACGCTCAGCTGACAGATACGTAATGTTATCAACTAAGGGGTGAGCTTGGGATGAGTGTTTACTGGTGGTACGGCTGTACTTGGTCTCGTTACTGAACCATGATTTAGCTAGCTCATCGTATATGTAGATAGGCCAGTGATCGTAGGACCAGACAACGTACTGTCGCTTGGAGTGGTAGTAGTCACCAGTAAGGGACGGTGGGTTGCTGTGGTTCTTGAACGGTAGGTGATGCTTCACATAGTATCTGCAATCACCACCAGCTACAGTTGTTTGCTTGCTCATAGTGCCACCTCAACCTGTTGGTGGTTGTTGTAGTGTAGATGTATTCTGTTATAGCCACATCGTTTGAGTACATCACGGTCAAGTATGGACATAACGCTGCCATTGTATGGTGATGTTTCATCGGTGATAACTACGTCATGTCCCACCATGTAATCATACACAGCATCTACTTGGGACAGATAGGAACGACGACGAGGCTTTACAGTGAGTGATTTGTTATGGAACTCATCTTGTAAGGTTGCCAGTGATGTCCAGTTGTTAAGCTTCATAGGGTAGTCCTCCACTTGGGTTAAGTTTTGCTACCAAGGCTGGTTGGCCTCGGCGATCAAGGGTTTGGCAGATCGTTGAAAAAGTGTCAAGTTTCGCCCCATTCAAGTCAAGAGTATAGCAACTAGGTAATTCTGGAAGTATTTTAGGTAAGTAAAAGAGGCAAATACCTAGTAAAATACCTAGTGATAGCGCGTTGTAATTAAAGGATATAGTTAGCTACTAGGTAATATAGGTAAAAATATTTATTAATGTGACCTGCTAAGGGCTGCATATCTATGTCAAGTTATATGTAGGGCCAAGAAATCCTACAGGGGAAGGGTTAATAAAAAAACTTACCTATATTACCTATATTACCTAGTTATTCTGTATACTTTTAGTAAATACGTATGGTTTACAGGCATTTAACGTGTGTAAGGTGTAAGGTTTCAAGACAGCCTAAAATCTACCTAGTTGGCCTAAATTACCTAGTTGTAAAGTTATACTTACCTAGTTGTTTAATATCAATAGGTTGGCCTATATCCCCCTGTTTGGCCCTTGTGTAACCTTACACTGCTATATATCCCCCTGTTTGGCTCTGTAATGCGCGATTACGGACACTATAAACCCCCGACGAATGGCGAAAGAATTGAGCAGAAACTATACACTGT